TGTTGAACAAAGACAGGGATATTCGCCACGAACTCCGTTTCGTAGTTCTGGGTGTAGTCCTGAATTGCAGCAGACAGGGCAGCGTAGTTCATGCCATCGGACCCCTAGCCATCACACCTTTAGTTGCGCAACCCGTGCCACGGATTTTGATACCGCTGGTTTTTACGCCGGGGTAGTCATTGCTGTGGTTGTTTGCCACGGACTGATTTATATTCTTCAGATGCTCCTTGTTGTTGGAGACACCTGCCGGCTGAATCGGTGCAGGTTTTGGAGATTGATACGTTGCCATATTAACCTCCCTTGCGGCCAGGGCTACGCTGGTTCATGACCTTGGCCATGTTGCGCCCATACTTAAGCATGTCGGCATTGGTCTTGCCGCCAGCTTTCATCTTGGTCAGAGGTTTGCCAGGGTGCATGGCTTTCTCGTGTTTATGCACAGCCTTCTTTGCGTCCATCATAATCGACTCCTTATGTCGTTGCAACCGTAATTGTGCCCAAATTTACCGTCAGCACCAAGTTGTTTGGTGTCAAAGCAGCATCAAAAAAACTCGATCCGCCAACCGGATTCCAGCCCCACTGAAAAATACGGCTACCGCCTGTGGCCGTTCCGTCTTCATCCGGGTCCGTACCGCTAATGTTTGAAATCTGCAGACCGTTGTTGCCGCCCAACCGATACGTGATGTCCGGCCTTGGGTTGCGCACAGCCTGCGGGTCTTCCACAGGATACATGCCCAACTGAAGCTGCGGATGGTCGGGGTCCCAGCAAGCCGGGCACACCAACATGTTCACGTTCTTCGTCTTGAGCGTGTATGTCTTAAGCTCTTTGAGCTTAAAGCGAAAGTTGCAGCGGTCACACTGCGCAATCGCAAACTTGCCGGACGAAAAACGATTGGGCATTAGAACGCCCCAGCGATGTACTGCCTGCGCGGCACAAACCGCACAGCTGCTTTTTCGTGATCTTCCTGCGAAGCCAAGTCCCAAGCCTCGTCATACTGCTGCTTGAGTACCGGCAACCGCTCCATCGCACCGGGAACCTTGAGCGCCATATAGTACGACAGTCCCGCCGTCATGCAGGGGATAAACCGAAACGGCACATCCATCACGTTGACACCGCCACCGGCATCCTGCACCCGACGCATGCGCCAGTACACAAACTGGTACGTGGGGTTGCCCACAGTGCCTTGATCCGGCGTTGGCCAGACAGTAACACGGGGAATGTTGTTGACGTACACCGCAGTGCCAACAGACGGGGTAATCTGGCTAGTGCCGTTTTGTGCCCGGAACACGCCGCCAATCTGAGTGCTATTGTTGATCCAGCCGTAATAGATGGTCTCGGCACCGATGTTCAAATACCCAGTGGTAGGCAGTCCCACGGTTGACGAAAGCGTGATTGTCTGTGCCCCGGTATTGGCACTTTGATAAGTGTATCCAGTAGGAGACACTTGGCCGTCCAACCGTTGAATCCAAACTTGGATAGGACGGGCTTGCGTCAGTTTATTAGGGATCGTCGCGTAGGTAGAAACACTGATACGCGTGATCGTCAGATCGGCTTGATTGGACTGCTGATTTGGCTGAGTGCGAATAACATGCTCTAGCAGATCCACCGTGTCATTTGGCAACGTGTAAGTATTGAGCCCTTGGATAAGCGGGATAGTGCCCTGCTCAAAGGTCCACATGTTGATGCCGCGGTTTGCCCAGTCAGCAAACATCAGATTTAGAGACCGGCGAGCCGTCTTTAGATCATAGCCGGTACGCAACTCCGAGCCCACGCGCTCAAACGCTTCCTCAACAATCTCAGTCAAATCGAGGTTGAAACCTGCTGCGCCTGATGTGGTGGCCATTACCTATACCTCGCCGTCTTCGCCGCCACCTTAGGTGGTTGCTTTACAAATTGTTTTCCAGCCTTCTTGCCCGCCCGCTTGGCACGGGTCGTGGCAGCATACTCAGCGGGAGTCAACGCCTTGATGGCGTTCTCAGGCAAATATCGCTCCCCCGTCTTAGAAGACGGTTTGCCAGACTTGGTACGCCACTTCTGGGCACCCCAGTCTTTAAGCGACTGCTGCGGGTCTTTCACTTATACCCACCCCCACGGGCCTTGTACTGCTTGGCCAGAAGCTGTGCCTTGCGGGCGCTCCATTGCCCTGCGCCTGTGCCCTGCACCGCACGGGACTTGATTGACTCAAACAGCGACTTGCGCATACCCGGCTTGGTGTAGACGCCAGCCTGATTGACCTTGGACTTAGTCTGGCCGCCAGCCGCGTACTGATCAAAGTCAGTATCATCTCTACGGGCCTTGCGTTTCGGCCCGGGCATCTTGCTGGGGTTAATGGCCCCCATACCACGGCTGGCCATCATGGTTACACCATCTTCCCGCGAGTTTTGCCGCGCTGGGCAATACCATCTGCGCGACGGGATGCGCTTACCACGCCGCCCTTTTTGAAAAATTGACCCAGATCACCGGCAGGAATTTGATCTTTTGCTTCACCCCGGTTCAGGGATGGAGAGGCATATTCGCCAGACGCGGAAGCTTCTTGCAGACGTTTGTAGGCATTAGCCGGACCTTGCCCGAACGACCTGCTTCCGGCCATAAATTCGTCGTCCCTGATGTCTTGGAGTCTATTCCTTACAGCAGGGCGTGGGGCAGGGCTGGAAGCGGCTGGCGCAGCAGCAGGCGCTGGCTCTTCATCCCTTCTGAGTGGCGGCCCCAAATCTATAGTCGTTGGGTTTGCAAGCTCATGGGCAACATATGCCGCGCCCAAGCCACCAAGGACTTTAGCTGCCTTGACGAGCTTTTTCTTCCTCGACATGGTTACACCATCTTGCCACGGGTGTGGCCCTTGGTAATGCAGCCATCGGCGCGAGTGACACCACCCTTGGCTTTCTTTTCTTCCGTGCTGGTGAGCGACTGGTTGTAAGCCCGCTCCAGCTTGGGGGCCATTTTCCTGTCTTTGGCTTCTTGAAGCATTTCTGCTTCGCCCACAGAAAGAGCTTTGGCCGGGGCAGGTTTAGGCTTGTCAGCGGGAGCAGGGGCAGTGTTTGTCAAAGACTGGTTGTATGCCCTCTCCAACTTTGGAGCGGCTTTTTTGTCTTTGGCCTCTTGCAGCATCTCTGCTTCGCCAACAGTCATCCTTCTGGGGCTTGTGGCCATAGTGTCACCTCAGTACATTTTGCACTTGGTTTTGCCACGCTGGGCAATACCATCTGCGCGTTTAGAAGCGGTGGACACTTTATCAGAAGCCATTTTCTTTGGACTGGCTTTAACTGCACCGCCTTCTTTAAATCGAGAGGTGTTAAACCCCCGGCCACGTCTTGCCAACTGTTCTTGTTGGCGGCGGTATGCTTCTAACTCTCGTGCAGTAGCGCCGCCTGTCCCCGTGCTACGGGGCCCAACAGTAGGAGCACGATTTTTACCGCGTGCCCGATTAGCTTCAGCTGCCCGTTGACGTTCCAGTGCAGCCATGTCTGCTGCGGTTGCGCCACCTGTTCCACCGCTTCGAGGCCCAATAACAGGAGCACGGTTTTCAAACATCGCATCTGCGGCAGCATTAGCCTTACGTTGAGAATCGTCAGCAACAAAAGCGGGGCGTGGACGAGAACCGGCAGCCGCAGCAGCAGCTGCGGGCACAACAGCTGCGGGCACAACAGGACCCATCTTGCTTTGATCTGCAGCCTCTATGCCTTCTGACCGTCCCATTCCGCCGGTATCAGCAAGTGGAAGTGTTCTTCCTGCCCTTGGGAAATCCTCGTCAGGAGATGCCAAAGCTTCGCGTGCTGTTGCCGGTGCTGCTGCAGACGCAGCTGAAGGCGCTGCTGCAGACGCAGCTGAAGGCGCACGGGGCATTTCGGGTGGACGGTCAGTCCCACGATACTCTACAGGAGCAAGTGCTTCACCCGGTTTTTTGTAAAGACCCCTGCTCGCCATGACACCCAACGCGCCCAGCGCAGCGAGGCCAGCTAAATTACGAGAACGTCGAGCCATGATGGCCTCCTATTAGCAGGCGTAGCCGCCCTTTTTCATACCAAGGGGCTTGCTGCCAGCCATTTTGACCTGCGTACCTTTGGTCTTGCCCTTGGCAGCCATGCCGTCACGGCTTGGAGCAGCAGTCTTGACAACACCCATTTTGGCTTTGGTGATACCACCGTTGGCCATTTTCTTCATGCTTTTCATCTCTGACTCCTCGTGCTTGATCATAGATTTTGGAGCGCCGGCTTTTTTCATAAAGCCAATTTCTTTCTTAACCATTGCCTTGGATTCTTTCATGTCACCACCTCTTGCAAAAAGTTCTTGTTTGCCTTGATTGGTTTTGGGTTTATTGATAGCCTGTTTATTTGGTTGGCTTTCACTAGATCCAAACCGCCTTCCCTTGTCTGCCTTCATAAACTCCTTGCCGACAGACTGGGGGATTCCTACACGCTTAGCAGCAGCAGGGTCATTGGCCACCATAGCCATCAAGTTGTGTTGTTTCTTGCTAACCGAGGGCACTGCGCTGCTCCTTCATAAAGTCATCAATTTTTTTCTCAAGCCGATCTATCCGATCTAAAACGCGATTGATGTCGTTATGCACCTCTGACTTGGTGACATACTCCTTCGCAATCTCTTCTCGGGTGCGGTTGAGAAGAATCTGAATGCGCTTCATCTCGTCCGTGGACATCTTCACCCAGAACAAAATCAGGGCGGAGACGAGGGAGAGCGCAGCGTTCCACAGCGTTACATCCATTTCAGCAGTTCCACGCCCTCAGGCTTTTGTTGATACGGCTGTTTGGGTCCTTCTTGGCTTTCTCGCCGGTCATTTTGGCCTTCATCCCAGACATCCTGGCACAGAAGGAGTCGCGGCGTGCTCCGCCTTGGGGCTGCGGGGGCTTGAGCCCCGGCTTGCCCGGATTGGCTTTGTTGTAGGAGGCACGCCCCTTGGCGTTGAGTCCGCCCTTGGGGTTCTTGCCTTCCTTGCGCTGCCATGCTGCGGTCTTAGCCATTTGCGACTTTCAACTTGGACTTGCGGATTTCTTCAAGCAACGGCACCACCACTTCTTGGCGGAAATCGTTTGTGAACTCTTCTGTGCCAATATGCGGCAAACTGATCTCAACGTCAATCCAGACCTTGAAACCCTCTGCACGCGCCTTGTCACAAAACGAGTAGTCCTCGCCCACAAACTTGCCGTCCTTGAGCGTGAACTCAAACACGTTGGCAACCTGCCCAATGCCGTCCTGGCCAAGGTATCGCTCTGCCTTTTCTGCCAGATGCTCAACAACATTGCGACGAACCAGCATAAACCCCGTGCCAACACGCAAGATGCGCATCATGGAACCTTCGAACTCGGGGTCACCGTTTTCGTCAAAGTGCAGATCCATGAAGAACATCTTGTCTTTGCGACGGCGGGGGTATGCGCCAGCGGTGATATCCTTGTTCCCGCTCTGCGCCATCAAACGCAGAATCTGGTCAGGCGTAGCAACCACATCGGCGTCAATGAAGAGCAAGTCGGTGCAGTCGGACTTGAGAAACTCGTCCACCAACATGTTGCGAGCCATCGTGATGATGGAGCAGCCAGATACATGCCCCATCTTGACCGACACCCCTACCCGCAAAGCCATCGGCATCAGTTGCGCAAGCGTATAAGCGAGCTTGATATTCACCTTCCCGTCGTACGCCGGAATGGCAATAAACAGCTTGCGCCCACTGAGGTCGATAGTCTTTTCTTCAGCCATAGAACAAAGTGGTTGTTACGTTTGCAACCAAGCCAACAAAAATACCGTCTTTGGCCAGAATTCCTTCGCCCGGAATCACCACAGGAAACGCAGTCGCGTTGTACGAATCTGCTTCCATCAGGATGTCAGCGTACATTGACACCGCAGGGGAGCCGGTGATGGTGCCACTGGCAGAGTCCGTTACCGTAAACGTGTTGGCGTCCGACACCGTAACCGCATAGATGTTGTCTGTTGCAGTGCCGCCTGTGCCAGCAGAAAAGTCCAACCAAACGCGGTCCCCAGAAGTAAGGCCGTGACTTGTTATGGTCACCGTCACAGTGTTCGTAGACCGCCCGTAAGTACCCGTTTGCGTCACGTTGTTTGCAAACACGGTATTACGAGTGGCCGCACTAGTGTTTGCCGACACAACGGCCCCTTTGAGGCGTGTTCGGTAGTTTACCGCCACGCCCGGAGAGGACATGTGTTTCGACTTTACGTCAAACTGCATCGTCATGATGCGCTCCTATTACTGGTCAGCAAACGTAGGGGCGGTTGCGCCAACCACCGTGCCAAACACTTGCCAGTTTGTGGCGTCTTTGGCAATCACGGTGATTTGAGCAGAAGCAGGTACATTCACTTGCAGTTTGGAATTGGAGTTGCCGTCAGAGAACACAACAGAAGCTGCGCCATCATCGGTGTCATGGAAAGCTACACCACCAATGAAGTAGTTGGTGTTCGAACCCGTGTTGATGATGAAGTCGGTAGCATCTGCTGCGCCGCCGCCGTACACAAACACAAACGAAGTGCCAGCAACAGGCGCAGGCAGCGTGTAGGTGTTGTCCTGCGTACCGTTAGGGACGATATTGACCATGCCACCAGCGTTGGCTGCGGCGGTCAAAGTGGCGCTGGCGTCAGCCAGAGCAACCGGGGCGGCAACAATGCCAGAAACGCCCATAGAAACAGGAGCGGTGGTAACAACCCCAGTGGTTGCGTCGATGGAAATAGTCTGGAAGCCGTTCTGCGATCGAACCGGGCCGTTGAAGGTGGTGTTAGCCATTTGATCCTCACATGCGATTGGGGTACTGCTGTCTGCATGTCGTCAGGCCGGGACCTGTCAGCAATACCGGATGACCCCGGGATACGCACAATATACAGGAAAAGAAAAAGGGGCACAAGGCCCCTTTTTCCGGTGAAGTCATCAGGACGAGCCTGCAGAACCCCACATACCCAGCGGATCGCTCCAGCCGAAGCTGTAACGCTCACGAGCCTTGTAGCGCACGTTGCCGGTATCGAAATCACCGTCCATCGAGTTTGCCAGGGGCATACGCTCGAAGTGCTTCAGACCGTTGGGAACGTCGGTGGTCAGGAACCATGCGTTCGGATCGGTGAAGAAGTGGTTGACGGTGTAGCCCTCGGGGATGGCACCCATCTGCTTGATAGCGTTGATGTCGTTATCAGCAGTTGCAACCCGCAGCTCGGTGTCAAGCAGACGCTTGGCAACGAACATCAGGCTCGGGGGGATCACCATCTTACGGGGCTTGGCTGCGATCAGCAGGCCACGCTCGTCGGTCCACGCAGCGATTTGAATCACAGCGTTTTCCAGAGCGGTCTCGTTAAGGTCAACACCAGTGGTCGGGCTGTTGTAGTTGACACCGCCCGAAACCAGGGGGTGGCCAACACGGGTGCCCGAGCTGTTGTTGCCAAACAACGAGACGCCATCACCGCCAGCGTATGCACCGTTGAAGCCGTTGTTGATGACGGCTGCAGCCTTGACCTGCTTGGTGTAGGCCATAGCACGGGCCAGAGCTTTGGTGTAACGAGCAGACAGGCTGTCGTACAGGTTGTCCTCGATTGCCTCTTCGGTGATCGAGAAGCCCAGAGCAATGGTCTCGTGGGTGTAGCGGGCGGTAAACGCTTCCTGCGCATTGTCGTAAGCGATGGCAGAGCCCTCGTTCTTGACAGGTGCAGCGGAGAAGCCCGACAGCTTGGTCTCTTCTTCAAAGCTACGCTCCGATTTCTCGGTCTCGTAGATTTCCTTGTGCTCTTCGCCGTAACGGGCGTACTCCATGCCGAACAGAGCGTTCAAGCCGGGGAGCAGTTCTTTGAGCAGTTGTGCGCGTGAAATAGCCATTTTTCAGTACTCCTTATTAGACGCCGGTCGTGTCGAGGTACTGATGTTGGTTGAACTTCACAATGAACTCGTAGTAGTACGTGGTACCACCAGAGATATAGGAAGTTTCAGGCACAACATCAACCACACGGATGGGCAAGGTGCTGGTGGTGTCAGCCGATGCACCGTTGATGCCGTAGGCGGAATCGCCAGTGGCAGTCGAGCCGGTAGCAGTAGCCATCGCCACGTTCGAGCCAACCAGCGCACGGGTGTACCCGGAAGGGGTAGTCGTGGTGGAGTTGGCTGCGGCAACAACCTTGAACGTCGCAAACGGATCATCCACCACGTAGGCGTAAGCCAGATTGGTAGAAGTCGATGCGGCGGCGGGATAGTACTGCGACTGCACGGTTTGGCCGAGCGAGTTTACGTACTGGCAACCAACCATAACACCGATGGCATCACCGGAGTTGCTGGTGGTTTTGGCCACGAGAAAACCCGTGGTGTCAACGGCAACGGTGTCGCCATTGAGGATTGCGGTAGCGTAGCTGGCCGCAATAGGGATCAGACGAGTCTGACCTGCGTACGGAAGACCATCAAGTCGATTGATAGCCTTGAATCCATACGTCTTATCGACGGTAGGATATGCCATGAATTACTCCTTGTTACTTTGAACCAGAACCAAAACCTGCACCGCGTGTGGTCGAAGAGCGTTTCTCCGAATACAACGGCATGCGCGGGTCATTGTTTCGCATGAAGTGGTTGTCCACTGAGTCCATCTGTCCCTGCGCTTGGTTGTTGTAGTAATCCTGACGGGCGCGGAATTTTTCGGTGGGCATCTTGCAAAGCATGAGTCCGCCAATTTCCACGTTGCCAGTCTTCTCATTCCCCAAAAGCATCAGTTCAGGATGGTCTTCTGCTTTCACC